GCAAGAGACGCTAATGCTGCAACAGCAAATAAAGCATCCCTTGGAACTCCTTCACAATTCTGGATTCAAAGATTTATTGATAAAGTTACAGTAACTATTTATCCCTTACCCAATTCAACTGCAGCTAGTAATTATTTAAATATTTATTATGTAAAAAGAATTCAAGATGTTGGAGCTTATAGTAACGCAACAGATACGCCTTACAGATTTGTTCCCTGTATGATTTCAGGATTAGCCTATTATTTATCTATGAAATTTGCACCACAAAGAACACAAGAAATGAAATTGTTATATGAGGATGAATTTGCTAGAGCTTTATCAGAAGATGGTTCACCAGCTAGCACATTTATTACTCCTAAAGCATATTACCCTGGAGTTTAATTATGGCTAGATTTGCAAAAGGAAGTAGAGCACTCTCTATCTCAGATAGATCAGGGGCCGCGTTTCCTTATAAAGAAATGGTTAAAGAATGGACAGGAGCCTGGGTTCACACATCTGAATTTGAAGCTAAACAACCCCAATTAGAACCACATCCAGTAGGCGCAGATCCACAAGCTTTATTACACGCAAGACCTGCAAGAACAGAGTTTCCAGTACAAGATATTTTACCCAACAATCCTTTTTCTATAACAACGGGAGTTGATATAATGACAGTAAGTTATCCTGATTACTCTACAGAAGAACAAGGTGGAGAATTAGGTTACGTAAGATTTCAAGCTGTTAAAACCGCTGTCGGAGGTACTATTGCTAATTCAATAGAACAAATAGAATTATCTTCAACACTTAATGCAGGTATTTCTAATACAGCCACTACAATTACTTTATCTGCTGGAGCTGGTGCTTCTTGGTTGCCATCAAATAGCTATGTAGTAATTGAAAAAATAAATAGTGAAACAGGTAGATATGAAAATGAAGTTGTTTTTTATCAAACTGTATCTATTAATTTAGGTACAGGTATAGTAGATTTAAGTAATTGTGTTCGTGGAACTTCTGCAAGTTTTAGAGGAGAAAGTTTTCCTAATACTACTGCAAGTTCTCATTTAGCAGGTGCTAAAGTTTTTGGGTGCCGTCTTGCTTCTATAGATCCAGATACTGTTGTAACAGGTTCTCAACCAGCTACTATAGAACAGTATAATAGATTTACTGTTAACATGCTTCAAAATTCAACAGCAACAGCAACAGGAGGCGGTTTTCAGTGTACAATTGGACCCGTTAATGATAGAGCTTAACTATGGCAGGATTAACACATTATACATATAGTACTTTAGTAACAGCTATCAGAGATTATACTGAAGTTGATGCTAATGTATTTACAGAAACTATTGTTGATGGTTTTATTATGGCTGCTCAACACAGAATTAATTTAGACCTTCCAATGGATGCAGATAGATTTGTTCAAGAAGGAACAATGGCAGCTGATGTAAATAGTATAAGAGTACCTGCAGGAGCTTTATTTGTAAGAGGTGTAGAAGTATTTAATGCCTCTAATACTACGGAACAAGGTACATGGTTAGAGAGACGTGATCAAACTTTTTTATCTGAATATGTAGGAAGATTAACAGGACCCGAAGGTTCTTCTACTGCTCAAGATGTTACAGGAACTCCTAAATATTACTCTATGTTTGGTGGAGCAACAGGATTAAGTGATACAACGTCAGGATCTATTTATTTAGCCCCTACACCCGATGTTAATTACAATTTTAGAATATATTATAACAAAATGCCCGTGGGCCTTGGTTCAGGATCCGATGGTAATTCTACAACTTATATAAGCAATTACTTTCCTCAAGGGCTTTTATATGCTTGTCTACTAGAAGCATATGCCTTCTTAAAAGGACCAACAGACATGTTGACATTATATGAACAAAAGTATAGTAATGAACTACAAAAGTTTGCAGCGATGCAAATTGGAAGACGAAGAAGAGATGATTACTCAGATGGTACAATAAGAATTCCAATAGAGTCACCACCTCAATAACTAGGAGAAAAATATTATGGCAATAACATCAGCAGTATGTAACACATTTAAAACAGAGGCTTTAAGAGCAATACACAATTTTACAGCATCGTCTGGAAACACATTTAACTTAGCATTGTACACAAGTTCAGCTACTTTAAATAAAACTACAACAGCTTACGCTTCAACAAATGAAATTACTAATACATCAGGTTCAGCTTATTCTGCAAAAGGAATAGCACTTACAAGTGTAACTCCCGCATTATCAACAGATACTGCATGTTGTGACTTTGCTGATATTTCTTGGACATCAGCTTCATTTACAGCTAATGGTTGTTTAATTTTTAACGATACAGCAGCAGGTGATCCTGCAGTTTGTGCAATTGCATTTGGCGGAGACAAGACTGTATCAAGTGGAACTTTCACAATTCAATTTCCAGTAGCAGACGCATCAAACGCAATCCTTCGTATAGCATAAGGAGGTAATCCTTATGGCATCTATTTGGGGTGGCGACAATCCTTCAGTAGCATGGGACCAAAATTCTTGGCAATCTAATACTTTAACCGTTTCTTTAATCGGTGTACAATCAACAACATCAGTAGGTTCTGTAGAATCTTTCAACGAAGAAGGTTGGGGTAGACAAGAATTGGGGAACTCCGGTTGGGGTGTAGAATATTCTGTTGCACTAACAGGATTAAGTACAACCTCTAGTGTTGGAAGCGTTCTAGCTTCTCAAATTATTACTGAAGAATTAACAGGATTATCTTCTACATCTAGTTTAGGTTCCCTTACTTTAGATCTAACTTCTGTTGTATCACCAACAGGTTTACAAGCACAAACAGAACTTGGAACTTTTGATAATGCTGGAACCTTAGTAGGTTGGGGTAGAAATGGTTGGGGCGAAGAACCTTACGGAGATTCATTTAATAAATTAGTTCAACCTGCAGGATTAAGTACAACTTCTAGTGTTGGATCTTTAACTTTAGATTTAACATCTATAATATCTTTAACAGGAGTTAGTGCAACTTCAAGTGTTGATTCTTTAAGTTTTGTTATAGATTCTACTCCTGTTATAACAGGAGTCAGTGCAACATCTTCAGTGGGTACTATTGCACCTGCAGATGTAGTGGGATTAACAGGGCTTTCATCAACATCTTCAGTAGGGGCTATTACACCTGCAGATGTAGTGGGATTAACCGGACTTTCAGTAACATCTTCCGTTGGATCATTAGCTGTTGTTAACATTGAACTTATAGATTTAATTGGAGTGTCATCAACCTCTTCTGTGGGATCTTTAGTTACAGAAGTGGGTTATACTTTATCAGGACTTTCAGCAACTTCTGCAGTTGGAACAATTTTACCTGCAGATGTAATGGGCTTGACTGGAGTGTCAGCAACTGTTAGTGTAGGAAATGTAGCACCTTTAGGATATGGAGATGTTACAGCAACACAAAGCGCTAGTTATAGTAATGTAACGGCCACGCAAAGTGCTAGTTATACAGACGTTAATAGTATATAAACGTTATTGACTTTATATAAAATATAAATTAAAGATCTAATTAGGAGAACAAAATTTATGGCATCAACATACACGGATCTCGGCCTAGAGTTAATGGCAACCGGCGAAAACGCTGGTACTTGGGGAACAAAAACTAACGCAAATTTAAATTTAGTAGAACAAATTACTGGTGGATATTTAGAAGTATCTATTGCAGGTGGAATACAAACAACACCTTTAGATGTTGATGACGGAGCTTTAACAGGTAAAGCTCAAAATAGAATTATAAAACTTACAGGTGCAATTACAGGAAATCAAACGGTAACCTTACCGGTTTTGATGGAAAACTTTTACATTATTCAAAATGGAACTACAGGAGCATACACTGTTCAATTAAAAGCAGCATCGGGTTCAGGGGCCACGGTCACTTGGGCAACGACTGATAAAGGTTGGAAAATAGTATATGCAGATGGTGTTGCAACAAACACCGGTATTTATGACACAGGATTCTCGACTTCAGCAGGAGATGTAACTCTTACTGGAACACAAACTTTAACAAACAAAACTTTAACTAGTCCTGTAATAAATACAGCTACGTCCACAAGTCCAAAAATTGTAACTAATATCTT